GAAGTTCCTACCCAGGAAACACTTGGGGCTTCAGGAACGTCAGCCGGGTATGTCGCGCCTCCAAAAGTAGCCTACGTCACTACAGCCATCTTCACGATGTTTGTTGATCGTCGTAGCACTACCGCGGATCGTATGAATACTCTTAAGCTGATGGTTGGATTGCTCCAAGGAGCCAGTAGCACAACTGCTACCGGTACCCTGGATCAATCGGACGCAGGTGGCGTATTTACGGCCTCTTCGGCCCCAATAATCCTCCTGTTTAATGGTCTGATCCTACCTAACTAGTAGGCTTTCTCGTAGTGTGTTATTCTACACACTATCAACTCTTAATGAGGTGATTTATGATTCGAGTCTACTTTGGATCTGGCTTGTTACTGACTCCGCATAACTATATGCTGAGTAATCCCAAAACGCTTACCAAACACGTAACGGACTTGATCTACAAGGACGCTTCGATCCCAGTTTATTCTGGGCGGAACGTTCTAAGGATCTTATCTATTCGGGCTGGTTTGTCAATGGGCTATGTACTATGCGTTGGTCCGGACTTCCTAGTATTTAGGAAATTCGGCAAGCACATGGTTAAACATAGATTAGTAACACTCCATCTTCGTAGTTTGGTACTTCGCCGGGATGCTTTAGATGAGGTCATTAGTGGCCACATGAATCGCATTCTTGCGTCGTTTCCGAGCATACGAGGAGACCTTTTCCGAGCTTTACTGACAGACAAGACAGCGCTCCGCGTTATAGTGGAGCGACATCGAGTCGGTTCGGTCAAGACTTCGGGAGTCCTAGCACGCGTATGGGAGTATTTCCCATATAAATTTCAACCCCTTACTGGAGATTGTAATGTCGTGGATACAACTACGTTCTCAAAATGAATCCCTTCGGTTCATTTCACAAGTGTCATCTTTATGTGCGAGCCTTGGTGGCGATGTTGCGAAAGAGCTTGATGCTCTTGTGCAACAACAACGCTACCGGGAGGTAGTCGATTATGAAATCAATTACCAACGTGAAGGTTTCTCTTACAGTGATATCAAATACAGTCGTCAAATTCTTGCTCTTTTTGCAAAGCAAGATTATATTGATGTCGGTTACGATACACTTAAAGAAGCGACCAAAACGTTTCTCGCATGCGAAGAAAGGTGCCGGGAGACGAACAACCAAATAAGTCAGCGGGCCCCACATGGGGCCGCGGCGTCGATATTCTTTCGAGCGTCGCGAAAAATAGCTGATGTACTAGGTGACGTTCCATCTCTCGGCTCTCTGGACCTTTCTTTCGGTCCTGGGGCACAAACCAATGTTAAAATGGCAAACGCTTGTTTTAGATACAAGCTATCTGCCAAATTGACATGTAGTGACGATACGCTGCCGGTTGTCGCGCAGCTCTTAGAAGAGCTGCCCGTTTTAGCATTACATCATAGCTCTTGGACCGTTAATGGCCTTTCGAGCATTGATGTTGATGTTACGCCCGGTCGGGTTCAATTCGTCCCGAAATCTTCGAAGACAAAGCGCAGTATCATCGTTGAGCCTACCCTTACAGGGATGGTTCAACGCGGGATTGGCGCCTTTATAAAGGATCGTCTTCTGAAGACTGGTATCGACTTGCGCGATCAAACTCGGAATAAGTCACTGGCTTGGCGTGGTAGCCTAGACAATAGTCTAGCTACCGTCGACCTATCTAGCGCTTCCGATTGTGTAGCGTTAAGTTTAGTCTTCGACCTCTTACCGTATCCGTGGGCGGAATTTCTTTCTTACTACAGATCTGGTTACGTCGTTGGCCTTGGCGAGGGTAGTCTTGAATTGGAGAAGTTTTCTTCAATGGGGAACGGTTATACGTTTGAGCTTGAAAGTTTGATCTTTTATGCTCTAGCGTGGGCCGTTCTTGACTATCTTAACCTTGATCAGAGCAACTTAAGCATTTTCGGGGATGATATTATCATTCCTTCGGATGCCTATGGACTTTTGGAAGTTATCTTGCAGTTGGCAGGCTTTAGCGTGAATAACGCAAAGTCTTTCCATGCCGGACCCTTCCGCGAGTCGTGTGGCTCTGATTGGTACCTCGGTTTAGATGTGCGTCCGTTTTACCTTAGAGAAAGGGTAAGCGACGAAGTCCTCTACACCTTCCACAACTGGGCGATGAGAAACTGCGAGCGCGAGCTTGCAGATCTCTGCTTTGAGTGGACTCAACCTGAGCTACGTCTATTCGGTCCGGACGGGTTTGGTGATGGCCATTTAATTGGTTCTCATCAGCTTCGCCTGAATCGAGTTCAGCGTAGGTCGGGCTGGTGTGGTGGATTCTTCGATACGTACACCAGGAGGAAGAAGTTCTTTAAGAAACTCCTTCCTGGTGACTGGATCGTTCCGAGTTATTCCGTGTATACACGGTCGGGACAATTCAATCCTACGGACCCTGATATTGTTCGGGGTTCGTCTGGCTACGCGAAGACATCTGTCTACACGTTGTCAACGTCCATCTTCGGACGTCGTTGACGCTTTGCGTCATCCTAGGCTGTAAAGCCTTGGGGAGTCTACTGTCGTCGGACGGCTACACCCTTTGAGGGGGTAGCATTGTCTACTTCGGTAGTTTGGAGTTTAGCTGCTTAGCTAACCTC